TTCGTTTCTCTGCTTCGTCACAACGATTGACTTGCTCTACAATTTTTGAATACCAATATGAGTCTTGAATATTATCAAGAGCTTCCTCAAGTCTGGCAAGGTCGCCAGCAGGAATAGAGGTTTGATTATAACCGAGGTGCCAACGAACCTTAGATTTGAGGAAGCTATCAAGCTGCATTATTCAACACGAATAAGATTCTCTTTAATTAGTTCATCCCAATCAACTCGCTTAATTGCTTTAAGTTGATCAAGTTTAATGAACTTTTCACCCATCATTGAAGACTGTAAATCTTTAATGTCTCGGGCTGTCTTTAATCCTACACCAGGCAAACTATCTGCAATTTGACGTGCGCTTGCAGTATTAATATTTAAACGAGTATCAATTGGAAACGTTTCTTTCTTAGAAGGTGTAGGAGGATTAACACCTTCTGATTTTAATGATTCAGTAAGACGTTCCTCTGTCTTAATTTGTTCTGTTGTTGCTTCCAGATGTGGAGTTAAGTCTTCTTCGTCTGCATATAAAACTTCATCTTGAGCATCAATGCACATGACGATTCCATCGCCATGTTTTGAAATCATTTCAACAATTTTGCCGTTCGGCTTGTACTGATACAGCATCTAACGAGATAAGATCTATCAATACAATACCAACCTAAATCTTTATTGCAAATAAAAAGGCCGGTCCTAAGACCAGCCCTTTTAATTAACTTATCAAGAAGATGATCAGCTGTCGCTGCCGCCAACCTGAGAAGCAAAGTCAATGAAGCCTTGGAGATCATTCCAAGAAACATTAGCTGCAGGACGCAGATAGTTCACGCGGCAGATGATATAAGCAGCGCGACCAGCATCAGAGTCATCCTGGCTAATGTAGACGCCAGCACCGTTAACGGTAGTAGCAGTTACGCCAGTAACGTTGAATGCTTTGAAGGTGGTGTCTGCAGTCACCTTATACATCATGGAGTTTGCAGCATCCTGGTCATCGATACCAGCAGTGGTAACGGTGGTCCAGAAAGGCAGATCAGCCACGGTTGTATCGCCCACGCCTTGAGCCCAAGCAGAGCTAACAGCAGCAGGAGTAATTGCAGTAGCAGCAGCAAGACCGTTGGCTTGAGTAGCAGGAACACCGAAAGGAGCACCAGCATTATCAGGGCCAAACAGAATGAACTCACCAGTAGTACCGCCAAGATTAGCGGTCACAGGAGAGGCAGGGAAGGAAGGCTCGCCACCAGCAGGGATGTCCTGAGCAATGGCGATAGAAGCGCCATACACATAAGCAGGACGTGCAGCAGAAGCCTGAACCACCATGGAACTACGATCATCGCGAACGCGATCATCAGGACGGCGGTCAGGAGAAGGAATTGTCAGGTCAAAGCTCTTGTAGCTTGCTTTAGCAGCAGCCAGGTTCTCAACCTTGGCATAACCAATAAGCTCATAAGCTTCAACACCAGGCCAACCATATACACCTTCAGTGTTGAAGGAGGACAGGCGGTTAATTTGATTACCGGGCTGAAGAATAGCACCGGCTTCAGATTTGTAAGTAGCCATTGTTTAATTAACCTCCTATATCACTCAGTAATGGTGAAAGCAACGGTGGTAAAGTCCTTATTCAGGTTAGCAAAACCAGCGTACAGCTGCCAAATCAGGATGATAAAGCGGCTGAAGTCATCGTTGTTGTTGATAAGAACCTGAGCATTAGGACCACCAATACCCACGCCAACTGCCTGAGGACCGAAGAACAGAGCCGGAGGAGTGTCGTGAGAAATGGCACCAGCACCATCACCAATGTCCACAGTGATGGACTTGGAGGGGAAGTTGGTAGATTCAAAGAAGCGAACGCCTTCAAACACAAAACCGGAAGGCATCACGGGCTCACCACCCACGAATTGTGCCTGACCATACTGACCACCGCCATAAAGAGCAGCGTTAGGAGCCATCATGCCCATCAGAGGGTTAGGCTGACCCATGCCAGGGTAACGAGCAACTTCGCGGAAGCCTTGATCAGCACGCAGATCCTTCATGAAGGAGGGATCAGCAATACAACGATAGTAACCGTCAGAGAAGACAGGAACGTTGCGCTTACGCAGACCCTTGACAACCTCAAGGAGGTCAGTCTTCACATTGAACTTAAAGCGCTCAGAAGCATACTCAGTAGCAGAGTAAGCAGTCAGAGTAGTGGAGCTAGTCTTAGCTTTGCCGTTTGGATAGTAGTAACCACCTTGGGTATCAGAAGCGGCACCACGAGATTCAGCTTTAAACAGTTCGTCCAGGAAGACGCGATCGCGCCAACGACGATAGTCATCTAACAGTGTCAGAGAACCGATCGACTGGTGGAACATGTTCAGGTTACCTGTGTCGAGCAGCAGACGCTGCGCGGTCATCAGGGTTTCCCGAGCAATCTTGAAGGTGCTAGGCAGGTTTGTATTGTTCGGATCAGCAGGACCGGTGTACTCACGGAGAGACACCAGCACTTTGTCCTTAACAATAGAACGGCTGTTAGCAGTACCGATGGTTTGATCTTGGGTACGCTCACGGCTGGTTTTGGTGCCGGGGTTCCCGAAGAAACGGTAACGGTCTAACTGAACAGTTTGACCAGGCTGCTTAGTGAAATCGTGGACAACCACAGGCTCGCAAGCCATTTCCACGATGTATGCAGGGTGGGGACGGTAAAGTTCCGCACCAAGCAGTTTTGGAAAATCGTTATCAATAAACATTGTCTATTCAGCGTAAAAGGGTTTAGCTGATGTCAGAAGTCTTAGTGACTCCAATAACAGACATGCTGTTATTACTCCTGGAACAACAGTCCCATTACATAAAATTATACCCGAGACTTACTTACGTAGATTATTTAATTACTAGAATCTTAAACTTCAGGATTCATCAAGTATGCAGGCATATTATATCCATCTAATCGATTTGCAGATTCATATGCTGTTGGCACCATTTGTCCATCAGCATGGTAAGGATTAGTTGTAGGAGTTTGCATATCAATCATTGCTGATTGAATCTCAGGATCAATCGGCATTTGTTGTTGCAACATTTCAGCTTGCAAAGCAGCAGCAATCATTTCTTTTGCTTGCTTTGATTTGTTAACAGCTTTTTTAGGAGTGTTGTTTTTCATGTTAATCAAGCTCAATAACCTTGAGAAGCTAAAATTGCATCTTGTGTTACTTGTGAATCACGTAAACGATTGCCAGCAAGTAAACCCATTTGACCTAATGGTGAACCAGGAACTGCAAGATTTAAATAGCCACCAGCAAGATCTTGAGGCATCATCTGGCCTTGTCCATGAGGATCATCAAGCTGCACTTGCTCAGGTTGGCGGCGTCCTCCACCACCGCCAGTAATGTAACCAGCACCAAAAGATTTTCGGTCGCCAGCCATGCCTTCGCTAGCCATGCGTTCGCCAGCCATGCGTTGTTTTTCTTTCATCATTCTTATTAAATAAAAAAGGGGCAGCTGTTACTACCCCTTATTTTACATTTACTTATTTTTCTGATAAAAGGTATTTATAAAGATTCCTTTTATCACTCCATCACAAGCATCTTGCTGCGGAACACTTCAGGGTTCTGTTGTGCCATATTCAGGTAGCGCCAGGCTTGAGAAGGATCCTTATCAGTCAGGCTACCGAAGCTATTCCAGAAGTCAGAAGGATCAGCTTGGGGCTGAGGCTGAGGAGGAACAGGCATTTCAGGACGTGCAAACTGCTGCTGAGGAGCTGCGGCTTGACGAACTTGAGGCATTTGAGGAGCCTGAGCAATTGCTTGCTCATCAGGGATTGGATAAGGACCATTCTCACCGAAGAACTCACAGGTATAATCAGCAAGAATATCTGGGTCAGTCAGAATTGCTTCATAAGCACGATGCTCATTAGCTAATTCCTGAAGAAGATCAACAGCTTCTTGCAGCTGCTCGTTAGCCTGGATCAGGCTATCTTCCAGATTGCAGCTGTAGGCATTAAGAACAGCAGGAGCATCAGCACCGAAGTAGTCAATAACTTCAAGACTTTGCTCGCTTACTCCGTTTGCCAGGAGTTGTTCCCGGCTGATTTCCTGAGAGGTTTGGGAATAACCGTTGGAGTAAGCCTGGTTGCTCTCGATCCCAGGCTGCGAGATCGGCTGACCCAAATTGCTGTACTGGGTACCCATCTGGGAACCGTAATTGGCCTGGGCGGTTTCCTGGCTCAGATTGGACTGTTGACCCAGGAACGGGAGCTGCACTGGTGAACTCAGGAGCCCCACCACCTTGTTGAATGCTTCCTTGTATGGATTCTCCTGTGCCACCGTCGGTGCTACCGATTGACTGGCTTGGGGGAAGGATTGAGTAGGGCTGTACTGTTGAGGCACCCCCATCTGGGCCTGCATTTGCGGGGCTGGGGCCACTGTTGTTTGACCCGGTGCCACCCATTGGGAAGTTGTAGAAACCGCTGGGGCCTGTGCTGCCGTCTGAGTTGGAGCCGCGTAGCTGGTCGGCTGGGTCGGGGATGCTTGGGGTACCGATTGGATCGGCGCTGCGGTATCGGCCTGCATAAGTTACCTCTTTTTGTAAGCTTTCTAAAGTTCGGTAAAGGAAAGGAGTGAGATCAAGTCTGGGGTCCGCAGCCATCGGTAAGTCCGGTTGCTGCGGGTGTGGTGTCCGCATTTCTTGATTAATTAAATCAATAAATTGCGAATAAGCCCTCTGTACTTGACCCACCATTCGGAAAGGAAAACCGGAAAGCATTCCAGCAATTTCATCATCCGTTTTTGAAGGGAACAAATACTTCAGTGCTTCAATGCTATCAACGCCTAACTCTTGTAAGTTTCTAGTAAAGATAGATTGATTAAGTTTATCTTGAGCAGTATCTTCATACACTGGTCCCATCCAGCGCCAAGCTACTGTTCGATCACCATCAGGAGCAAGTCCCATCACACCTGGTGGAATTTCTTTTGCTTCAATAGCAAAATCAATTGCTTGTTGAAGTTTCTTTTCGTAACGTGCTTTTTGTTTTTCGTACTTAGCTAATGCTTCTTCTGTTTCTTCTTCTGGCATCTCAGGATATTTAATACCAGAAGCTTGCGCTAATGTTTTACGGAAGATTTGTTCTTCCTGGAAAATCATTAACTCAAAGCATTTACAAATACCATAGTTATAAAGTTGTAAACACTTTTTCTTTGCTGTAGCACTAACGCGACCGTAAGCAGATTTAATCTCTGTTGCAGTTACATTAGTAATTGAAAGGTCATCAATACCACCAAGAGCAAGACGAATCTCAGAACGAAGTTGTTCTGCATAACGTGCTTGATCAGTGCTAACTGCATTAGGAGTAATAAAACCAACACGATCAGTTGGTTCTAAGTTTGCAATTACACGTGGTACTCGCATCCCGCCACCAGGGCTACCAATGTAACCCGCAGGACTCCGTGTTACTGGATCCTGTTTATATGTTGAACTGAATAAATCAACATTAGATGTAAACCCTGATTGGCTAGAAATAGAAGGACGTTGTGCTACATCACTACTATTTGATTCAACAATATCTTGCTTAGGACGAGAAGATAAGAGTGTTGGATTACCAAAGAAGGAAAGGTTTGCTCTAATGTTCTTTACCATCTCATCGTGAGCAACGATCTGGTTTGATAACCACTCGAACTCACCATGACCATCTGTTCCAAATGCATCAGGGTTATTAAAAACCTCAACACATGGAATGAACTGCATTGTGTTGGTTAGAACTTTTTTATTAGTTCCAGTAAATTCTTGAGGAGTTTCAAAACTTAACTCCTGCTCACTATGCATTTCTTCAATGGTCTCTGCAGTAATGCGTAAGCGCATGTAACGCTTATCAGTACTAAGACCAACACCAGAAAATCCACGAGAAGATCTAACTTTGTATGGATAAATAATGATGACTTCTTCTAAGTCACCTTCTGGTGTGTAGTAAGTGCGATAAGAATCTTTATCAAACCAATACAGTCGATAAGTCTTTTGAGTTGGACGGATATAAAAGAGGCCCTTACCTAAAGCAAGAAAATGATCCCAGATAGCATCTAATCGTGCATCAAGTTTATTAAATTTAATAACCTGTTGAACAAAATCAAAACGTTGTGTACCAAAGTTATCTTGTTCAGGATAAAACTCAACACCTTGACGTATCCCAAACATTTTCATTTGAGATAAGTGAGCACTCATCAGCATTGTGTCAGCAGCACCCGTTGCATCACGGTTTACTACTGACTTGAGCATGGAATCAAAAACAGCTTTGCTATCGCTCATTAGTCGTATGCTTTTGTTTTATTATGCCTCAATTTCATAGCCAGGTGCTACACGCTTAAAAGTAAGGTTTTCTTCATCTGCTTCGACTTCAAACCTTTCGCCAGGTTGGAGACCAAGATCATGACAAAGTTCATCTGGAAGATTAATGACGGCTGAACCATAAGCATCTTGCTCTAGTTCGATGCCTTCATAAAAGAAATTAGAAGCCATTGATAGTGCTTTGAATAGTCTAATTCGTCAATACTCTAACGCTATTCATTTTTACTAATACTCAACCTCTAACTTTCCTTTAGTCATTAGTCCATTACAAAGCCAAACGAGAGCATCAACACAATCATCGTGACTACTAACTCCAAAATTAACAATCTCATCTGTTAGTGCTTGGAACTTACGATACTTATTGAAAAGAATATTATGGCGTTCAAAGAGTCCCATGATGCCACGGAATCTTGCAACCTTATCACCACGGAAGCCTTTGACTGGATGCCATAATAAATTATAAAGTCCTTGTTCTTCTAAACAAATTCTTTTAAAGTCTGCTTCTAAAGATGCTTGATAAGCCACAGCTTCTGACCAGACATGAACATTATTACTGGTGGGATAATATTGTTCACCATCTTTATGAACAATTCCCCACTCGTACATCATATCCATTAAAGCTTCTAGCTTTTCAATATTGCCCATGACACGTAATCGCTTAGAGTCAATTACATAAATCTTGTCTTTAACGCGACCACCCATTACAAAGACTGTGTAATCATTACGTTCACGTATGCCAGCTGAAAGGTCTACACCAACACCAATTGAATCAAACTCAGTTGGAATCTGTCCTTTAACAATTAAGTTAGGAGAGATTGACATCTCATTTGTTTGAACAATCTGATTCTGATACTGGAAACTAAAACTAATGGGTGCTTGACGACGACGATCATTTAAGTAATCAAGTGACCACATCTCAGGCCAGTACGAGATTTCATCTCCATTCTCATCAACGGTAATTGCAGACTGAACGATTTGTATCCAGTCATTGTGTGGAGTAAATGTTGTTTTATGAATATCATCATGACGGAATCTAGTACCAAGACAAATTGCACGTCCACCTTCAAACATGGTAGGAACAATAACTGAGTTCCAGTTCTCTTCCATTGCTTGACGAATGTCTCTATTTTTAATATCGTCAGCTGACTTAATTGCGTCATCAATAATACAAAGGTGCGAACGTTTAGAAGTCACAGCACCTTTCAAACCAGCACAACAAACAGTAAATTCTTCTTCACCAGTAGATTTAATACCAGCAAACTTCCAATCAATACTCCAGTATTCATTAGAGTTAATACCTTTAGCAATTTTTACTTTTGGAAAGATCTCTTTATATGCTTTACTTTCTTCAATGATGCGTTTAATTGCTGCACTCTTAGGTCGTGCAACATCAACCGTATAAGAAATATAAAGAATCTTTAGTGGTTTTTTATGTAACGCATGAATGCCAATTGCCCAGGCAGTAAATAAACCAAGAACTGTACTCTTTGCTGAACCACGTGGAGCAAGAATATCAACATTAGGTCCAGCAATACCAACTAAACATTCACTATCCTCTTGAGTGTGTAGATGCTCATGCCAAAGCATCATGTGTTCTGCTGGTGGCTTATCTCCAACTACGTCACAGAAGTAACCAAAGTCTGTTCTTGCTCTTTCAATATCAATGCCAGAGGTTTTTTTAACAACATGTTGTTTAGCCGCAGCACGTGCAGTACGACGATAAACACTATAAAGACTTGTTCCTGCCACTAATACTTATGATTCTTCTTGCAGAATCTTAGTCCATACACCCATAGATGCTTCTTGAAGTGGACCTTCAATTGGATCATCTCTAAAGATTGAAAGCATTTCTCTTAATGCTCGATCAGCACCAGCAAGAATTAATCCTTGTTTATCTATTAGATGTTTTTCATCTTGAATCTGTTTAATTGCACCACGTAATTCTTTTTGCAGCATTGCAATACGTGCTGCTCCCATGTCTTGTTTTACAACACCAAGATCAATTCCATCTCTTAATTTAGAGATGTCCATTTGCATGGAATCAATCTCCATTTCAAGGATGCCATTAAAGTTACGCTTTTTAAACTGATCTTTAGACCAGGTATCACAATCTACAATTGAACCACTATACCCAAGAAATCGAGCATAGAGATACATCTGAATTGGAGAACTTGTTTGTTTACAGAAGGCTAGATAAGATTCACGTTCTTTATCCGTTAATGTATCTAGCCATTCGGTCATGATCGGTATGCGCTGCGCGACTGTTGATAATCTCTCTCTTCTTTATAGCGTCTAAACTGCTCTTGTTGCAAGTCAGTTAAACGTTGTTCTTGTGCTGATTTACCAATGGTCTTGCGTTGCTCTTTGCCAGTTAAACCAATTTGACGCTCTTGACCAGCAAGTAACTGACCTTGAGTACGGCGTTGTTCTTTACCAGTAGCAGCAATTCCTTTACGTTCTTCTTTACCGCGAGTTTGAACTAAGCCAGTTTCAATCCTTCCTTTCTGAGCTTGAGTACGGCGTGTTTCTTTACCAGTTAAACCAATTTGACGCTCTTGACCAGCAAGTAACTGACCTTGAGTAAGACGTTGTTGAGCCCCTGTAGCAGCAATTCCTTTACGCTCTTCTATTCCTTTGGCTCCAATGCTACGACGCTCTTCACGACCTCTAGCACCAATGCTAAGACGTTCTTGCGCTCCAACAGTTTGAGCAGTACGGCGTTGCTCTTGACCACTAACTTTTGCAGTTAAACGAGATTCAGCACCTTGTGCTTGAAGACGACGAATATCTTGTCCAGCAAAGAACTCTTCATTAACACGATCAAGTTCAGCACCACGCTCTAGCATTTTTGACTGCTGAGCATTAGCAACTCTTGTTAATGCAAGTTGTGTTCTAAATGATTGTGTTGGAGCCTTCACCGTTTTAGGTGGCGGCGATTTAACGTACTTTACCTTTGGAGGTTTTGGTTTACTACCACCCATAATGTCTAACCTCTGAATTAATGTTTAGTTTAACCGATCTGAAGGTTTTTACCAGCAAATTTAGGACGCATTGCTGCAGCAGCTTGTGCTTGCATAGCATAAGCTTGTGCTAAACCTGCTTCTCCTCTTTTAGCACTTTCAACAAGAGCTTGTTGCACTCTTGGAGAAGTTCTTTCATATCCAAGCTGTCTAGCAAGATCTCGTTGTTTAGTAGTATCAGTTAATTCTGCAATCTTTGGTATGTAATAATCAAACTGACCTCTTGATAGTTGATCTTGCAAGAGTGCGCTTTCTCTTAAAGCTTGCAATCCATACTTACTACGTATTGCTGCTGCACGATCAAGCATATCAAGATACTCTTGCCTATCATCAAGAGGTGGTGAAATATCTGGAGTTTCTAATTCGTCTTCTGTAAAGATAGGAAAATCACCTTTTTTATTTGGATCTTGTGCAAGTTTTGTTACAGAAAACTCTGCACCTCCTAAAACATTTTCTGGTTTTTGTGGAAGGAACGCTTGATAATTATTTAGATCAATTGATTGGCCAGTAGTAAAGTCAATACCTTTTAAAGGAAACTTTACTGCTTTATCTTCTTTAGTTGGTTTAAATGGTTCTGTCTTATCTAATAGATAAGAATACAAGAAACGATCAGAATTAATAGCCATAATCAACCATACTGATACTGTTGAGTTAAACCTTGAATACCACCAGCAAGACCTGTTTGAGCCATGGCTTGAGCACCACGCTGCCCTTGAAGAGTTAAACCTTGTTGTGTTGAAAGATCAGTACGATAGCGAGCACCAGCCATCTGACGTTCAAATTCACGTTTCCTAGCATCATCAATAACTGGTTGTAACATCTCTAATTGTTTACCCATTTCTTCTCTACTTAAACGATACATATCACGTTGGAAACCAAGATTGGCTTGATAAGGACCAA